TGCGTACGTACCTGCGTACGTACCCGCGTACGTACCTGCGTACGTACCTGCGCAGGTACCTGCATGCAAAATATTTTTTCAGTACATTGTAGCTTAAAGTAGCTTAAAAAAGTAAAAAATGGATATGACGAAAGATCGTTTGAATTTTAAGCCTTTTGAGTATCAGTGGGCTTATGATTATTGGTTTAAGCAACAGAATGCGCATTGGTTACATACGGAGATTAATATGCAATCCGATATTCATGATTGGAATGAAAGTTTGTCGAATCGAGAAAGGAATGTTATTGGAGATATATTAAAAGGTTTTACTCAGACAGAAACGGAGGTCGGAAATTATTGGTCAGAGATGATTCCAAAATGGTTTCCTATTCCAGAGATAAAAATGATGGGTCAAGCTTTTGGATCTTTTGAGACCATTCATGCTGTGGCTTATTCTTATTTAAACGATATTTTAGGTTTAGATGATTTTCATGCTTTTTTGGAAGATGAAGCGACTATGAATAAGTTGAAAGTTTTGATGGATATTAGAAAAAGTGATCATGGTAGATATAATAGGGAGGAGATAGCAAGGAGTGTTGCTTTATTTTCTGCAGCTGCAGAGGGAATTCAATTGTTCTCTTCTTTTGCTATATTGTTATCTTTTAGGAGATCTAATCGTTTGAAAGGAATAGGACAGCAAATTATTTTTTCTGTTAGAGATGAGTCTCTTCATTCGGAAGCAGGTTGTAAAATTTTTCGTACACTTTGTGAAGAAAATGAGGGATTGAAGGATTCTGTAAGAGAATCTATTTATCATGGGATGGATTTGGCATTGGAAAATGAATTTTTTTTTATTGATCATATTTTTAGTAAAGGGGATCTTCCCACTATTAAAAGGGAGGAATTAAAGAATTTTATGAGAGATAGAGCCAATTTAAAATTGAGAGAGTTAGGGTTATTGAATTTTTATAGTGTAGATAAAGAAATGTTAGATCATATGGATTGGTTTTATATAACGATATCTGGCGAGCAGCAAACTGATTTTTTTGATAATCGTGAAACTGGATATAGTAAACCTAATGAGGATTGGAATGAAGATCTTTTTCTTTTGGATGAAGAAAAAAAAAATTCAAAAGAAAAAGAAATTTTAAAGATTCTTTTAAAGAATCAGAAAGATAATTTAGGGAATTCTGGATGTGTGTCTTGTGAATCTTAGGGTGAAATTGAAAAAAAAGATTACATCAAAAATTTGGTATGGTTCTTTAGGAAAAGAACAACTTTTGCATAGTTCTGTTTGTGATTATCTAGATTATAAATATCCGCATGTTTTTTATTTTCATCCTCATAATGAAGCAAGAAGAACTCCTTATGAGAGGTTTCTTATAAAAGTGATGAGATTAAGACCAGGGATGCCTGATCTATTAGTTCCTATTCCGATGGAAGGAAGAACAGGAATGGCTTTAGAATTTAAAATAAAACCAAATAAATTGACAAAGAATCAGATTCATATAATTGATATATTGAATTCGTATAATTGGAAGGTAAATGTTTGTTATAATTTTGATCAAGCAAGAATTTATATAGATCAATATTTAAGAAAAACAGATGAGTAGGAGGACTTCTATACAATATGATATGATATCTAATCAATGTAGAAGTTATTTTATGAAAAAAAAGTTTTTTATTCCTAAAGAAATTTGCAAATATATTTTAATTAAGATATATCAAAATGATTGGGTAGAAATTGTTAATTATTCTGTTTTAGCAATAATAATTCAGAAGAAGAGAAAAATTAAAGATTTTATAACGATAGTAGATGTGTATGATGAATATATAAGAAAAGCTAAACTTCTTATGGAAAAGAAGAATTCGGATTATGAGGATGCTTGGAAATATATGAGTATTTCTTCTATAAAAGATTTAATCTTACAAAAGATTTTTCGTATTCAAGGAATAGAAAAGCGTTTGTCTGAAGTGGATAATTTTTATGATAAAATTCAAGATAATTATATGGATATATTGAATTATGCTATTTTATCTTTAATAAAAATGAAAAATCCATGAGTTTATGGGTTCCATTTTACTTTTTCGTGTTTGTAAACTACTATTTGTGCTATTCTATCGCCATTTTTTACGGTAAAAGAATGATGAGATAGGTTGATGAGTAAGATTTTTATTTCTCCTCTATAATCTGAATCGATAGTTCCTGGATTGTTTAGAACAGTTATTCCATGATGTAAAGCTAATCCACTTCTTGGTCGTATTTGAGCTTCATATCCAGTGGGTATTTCCATATAGATTCCAGTTGGGATAATTTTTCTTTCCATAGATGGAATAATAATATCCTTTTCTATATAGGCTTGTAAATCTATTCCTGAGGATCCTTCTGTAGCGTAAGATGGGAGAGCGTGACGGGATAAATTACGGATTTTAATTGTGATGCTCATTTTTATTTATTTTAATTATACTTCACTAATTGTAATTTTTGATGGTTTAGTATCTTTCTTTTCTTAGTCAAGATTATATTTTAAAAAAGCTCTATAAAGTTAAAATAACCATCTTTTTTGGGACTTTTGTTAAAGGGCTATGGTTTTCTATGGTAAAATAAATTACCTATTCTAAAAATCGTTTTATAAGCTTTATTTTAGGGATTGGGGGGTTTGGGGGGTATATCTTCTTTTTTCTTTTTATGTTTCTTTTTATGAAAAGTTTTTATACAAGAAAGATAAAGTTTTTAGTTTTTTTAGGGTTCAGGTCGGTTTAAGAAAAATAGGCATATATATATATATATTTTTTATATTTTATATTTATATATATAATATATACGTAATAATTGACGTAATAATTGACGTCTACCTGCGTACGTGCCTGCGTACGTACCTGCGTACGTA